AAATGCACCCTTACTAATTTTAACAGCAACACCTTTGGCTCCAACGTTATCATCAGTGCCTTGTACTCGAATACGATACTCTGTATTTGCAGTTAAACTAAAAGAACCTGTATTAGTTGTGTTAAAGTTTGAATGACTACCAGAGAATACTGGAGTTCCTGCTGCTGTAGTTACTGTAACAATACAGCTATTATCTCCTGTATACTCTATATTGAATGTACCAGTTTCTTTTACAAAGAACTTCCATGTTTGATCAAAGGAAGAACCTGAGCCAGACCACACTGCATGTTTCTTAAGAAGGTTACCACCTGTATTATCAGGCCAACCTTTGTCTTCTGCAACGGGGTATTTAAATCCACCGATACCTCTTAAAGCTGTACCTGAAACCTTTGGAGGCCATGATACTGTATCTTCTTTAAAGTTTTCGGATTCATTGTGGAATCTTACAGTGCACTGATTTAATCTCTCACTAGAACTTGGCCAGTTAATATTAACCGTATTATCTAAGATTAGATCAGAATCTGTTAAGTTTGCAGCAATAGTTATTGCTTCATTATTTGCAGGATATTGTAAATTAAGCTTATACTTTCCACCTGACCATACTAGTCTGGCATCACCCATTGTAGAAAGAATAATCTCTACATTTTCTCTTAATGGCTTTTGAGTATCAATAATTGCATTACACTCGTATAACCTTACATCTCTAGAAGCAGCTAATGGGGTTATTCCTTCTGCTCCAGAGCTACCATCTGTAGGGAAATAAATCTTACCACCAACAAGCGCATCCTGTAATACTACTTGATCGCAAATTACTTTTGCATTGTAAAAAGATTCTAAGTCTATCAAAGAGATATCCATACCCTTACCAGAGGTTTTATCTAGTAAATAGTCTAATAAACACAAAGCAGAGTTGTTAGAATAACTTGATGTAGGTGTTAGACTGTAAGTATAGTTATCAATCGTACCTGACCTAATAATATTCTTTATCTTTTTACCTTCAATAAAAAACTGTAGCATAGGAACGCCATTAAATGCAGGATTATCCCTATCTAATTTTACTACAACAGAAGCGTATGCAATACCTACAGTATTCTTTACTTGTGTAAATACAGAATTAACTCTTTCAGGGTTATTGGCCGACATTACACTATCTGCAATAGCAGAATCACCGTAGTGTAAATCAATACGAGTTCCCGAATTTAGTTTAGTCTCTGTATAAATATTTGGGTTTTCAGCATCTCCATTATCGTACGTGGTAGTAGCAGATGAGTTTAAGTCTGGATCATCAGAATAGCGGGACTCATCATAAACAACATCATAGACATTGCTGATTGGACCTTGACATAAGGCTTGTTGGAAAAACAAAAATTCATTGTTTTCTCCATTTATATTATTATTAAATCCAGGGTTAGTAATTGCTTTATCGCTGTTAGGTGTTGTATACACATAATTGTTAGCTACATTATGGTAGGATCTAACACCGCCTACCTTTGCTCTTCCGTAAACAATAGGTAAAGTGACACCTTCTCCTTCCACTACAAGCTCATAACCTTTTCTTGCTTCTGCAGCTGCTTGGGCTGCTTTCTTCATTTTCCTAGCTTGAACAATTTGATATGAGATTGATGCAATTGTAATCCATGTGCTTACTGTTAAACTAAAAATTTTGTAAGCTAGTATCTCTGCCATTATACTTTCCCCCACTTAAGTTGTAAAACTCCTGAGCCTTCATAAATTTGGTCAAAGGCAGTATCCGAGGAATCTCTAGATGCAGATGCATCCTTTGTTGTATAAAAAGGTTTAGTCATATCTAAATCATTCATTGGACTTGAACAGCCAATATTTAAAAGAACTTCACCTGTTTCTGCAGTATTTATACTATAGTCTGTAGAGTCAATTGCTCCACGATAAATTGTAATAATATTTGAAATATCTGTCTCTACTTGTTTAGTAGTTTGATTTACAAAGCCTAATTTTACATCTACAATTTTTCCTATTAACCCAGAGTCAATAGTTGCGCCAAATGTAAAGTTTGGATCTGCAAAACTAATTTTAAATAGTTCTCTATCTACAGTAGATGATAACTTAGGTGTATCAATTCTAACAATTTTACCATCACCTAAATAGGTTGCAACTGGTGTTACACCATTATAAATTGTTAGCTCTCTAAAGTAAGTAGAGGTCTTATAAGAATTAGTAGGAGATAACACTACCTCTACTAAATAAAAAGCCTCTATTACTGGTTGTGCCAATATATCTTGGACTGTTTGACTGAATTTTATCATAATTTTTCTAATAACCTTATCTGCCCTGTATCCATTAAGATACCATCACTATAAACCATTCCTGTGACTACATCTGTGTCGTATAAACATTGCATTTGAACATTGTCTCCATAGTTCATACTTCCTGCTACATTTGAAACAAGAGGAGGAAATATTGTTAATACTCCATTACCTGTTAAATCAGCAGTAGTCATATAAACTTTAGAATGATTTGAAAACTTTACAAATGTACCTCTAGGTAATAAATTAAAGAGTCCAGTTGAAATAACAACTTGACTTTGACCAGCTACCCCTGAAACCGTAGGGATTCCAAAAGCTGTCCTAGCTTTAATTACTCCATAGTTTTGGGGTACAATTACTGTAACTGTCTCAGAATAACCCTTAGTCACTAAATTAACCATTAGGTCTTGAGCATCAGTCGTAAGAGGCTCAAGGCCAGCGTCGATTTCCCAACGTTGAGCACTCCTACGGCTAATAAATCGTTTTAGTGATAGGGTATCTGAAACGAAGACTGGCTGATTGCTTTTGATTGTTAACGGTGTCGTGAATCTTGCAATCACCTCTCCATTTTCATAGATACCATACATAATTTTACCTTAATCCTTTCTCTCTATTGTGGGAGTTAACCCCCTCAGCAATAGACGGGAGCATTCTATAAATTTCCGATTTTGTTTGACGACTAATATCGCCTGTAATATTTACATTGACTACTTGTTGACTATTAGTCATAGCAGAAGCCACACGAGCCTGTTGAGCTTCATTTAGAATAACCTCACCTGCATGCGCTACAATAGGTACAGCACCACTACCAATACCAGGCACCATTCCGCCTTCAGCAAAGAATCCACCGAATAAAGAAGAAATACCAGAGAATGCAGTAGATAGCTTAGTTCCTAATCCACCAAAGAAATCTTTGATTCCAGAGAAAATACCATCTTGCTTAAATAACCCACCAGCCTTTTCAGCAAGAGCATCTACAGTTCTTACGTATAATGGCTTAAGGGGTGAGCTACCCTGATCTCCAAATATGCTACCAAACATATCAGTTAGTTCTGAGAGTGGACCTGTGTTAACTGTTCCAAATGGCTCAGGCATTGTGAAGCCTGTCATATCCATACCCATATCACGTAGGGTATCTTCAATAGTTACACCTCCAATAGAGTAGTCGGGACCTGATCTTGCAGCTTCATTTATAATACGGCTAATCCGCATATCCTCTAAGCTAGCACCATAAGCGGCAACTCTATTACCACCTGAAGTTCCAGTAGCTCCACCTAAATTAAATACATCTGCAAACATAGTGCTAAATGCTTTATTTAGCGTACTAGTACTCATAAAGGATTCTACAAGAGACTTTGTAAAACTGTCTACAATAGAGCCTGTAATTTTATCTAGTAGAGACTTACCAAACTCTTTGAAACTTGTTTTACCCTTTAATACTGAGCTTAAACCTTCGCTAATACTACCAGTAATCTCTTCTGCTGTTTTAACACCCCACTCTGCTGAACCAGCATATAGTTCGGGAGGAGCAAATGGGTTTGTAGCTTTAGGTTGTAAAGCATTAACTCGGGTTCTTAACATCTCACGGTTAAGAATTAATTCCCTGTTTAAACCTGGTAATTTATCCTGCTGACTCTCATCTCTCCTAGCATCATTATACGCTCTACCTACTCTGTTTGTAGCTTCTATAAGGCTAGCAAAGTTATTAATTTCCTCTAGTGGTATTTTATCAAAATCAATGCCAGAAACATCATAACCTAAGGTTTTTAGATTACCAGAAACATCATTAGTTATTGCAGTCAGTTGTTGGAAGTTTGATAAGATATCCCCAAGGTATTCGCTTGGTAATCTGCTAATGCTCCTCTCTAATTCATCTGCAGTTTTAGATAAGGCAGCACCAAATTGATTTGCATTACCCTTTAAGGAGTATATACCTTTGCTAAGGAAGTCTTCCGTTGATCTAATTCCTTCATTATACTTTTTCCTTATGGAGTTACTAGTAGATAAGGAATAGTTTGTAATAAACTCACCAACACCAAGACTCTTATCGATAAAATTATCAATAGGTGCTTTTATGGCATTCTTAAGTTTACCAAACATTGGTCCAGTGCTATCTTTTAATCCAGTACCCATTGCATCCGCTTTTCTTCTTGCTTCTGCGGCTACTGCTTCAAAGTTTTTAGACACCTCTCCACCAAGTATATCTTGACTCCTAAAGTTCTTTACAAATGAATTATTTAAAGTTGCATTCCATTGTGGAAGAGTTTTTGACGGTTGCTTATCTTTATATTGACTTGATGGTAAAGAAGCAAATTGACTTCCAAGGAGTTCCATAGCTTCATCATGTTTACCTGCCAAGACTTTATCTAAAGCACCAACGTCTTTTAATAATAATGAAAATGCAGTTAGCTGGCTTTCAGGACTAAAATCAGGTAAATTACCCTTGGTCTTTAACCTATCCCAAGTAGGTGCAATAAATTGGAAAGCTCCAGCTGCAGTGGTTTCATTCCACTTGCCATCTTTCTCTTTAAATCGCATCGCCTGTCTAGGGTGATCGGTTAAACTACCTTCTATCTGCTTTCCACCAAACATTGTTCTAAACGGATCTTTATCATAACTTGCTGTACCTTCAGCAACCATTATTCTAGCGGCAAACGTTTTAAACTCTGGACTATCTAAAGCCTGTACATAATCAGGTAGTTCAGTAGATCTAGGCATATTTGTAGCTGTCTTTGCAGCTCCTCTAGCCTCACCACCCCAAAGTTCTTTAAGCGTTGCCATAACACCCTTAGAACCATCGTCCACTGATTTTTGGATATTATCGTTTTGTTTAGAGTTTTCTTTAACTAATGTCTTAACACTATCAGTAGTTTCTCTAGCTGCATTTTTAAGCTGAGGTACTGCAGTTGAAGAAGTTAAACCTAAAATATCACCTTCTATAAGCCCAGAGCCTCTAAATGCTTTACCAGTAGTGGCCGGTCCAGTTGGTGTATCAGGTATTCTAAATGTTTCACCCCATAATTTAGCTAAAGTAGATAGCCAAGATTTTAAGTAACCTAAGTATTCATCTACCTTTGCCTTAAATTCGGTTTCTCCACCAAAGATATAATATAATAAACCTCCAACTCCTAGGAAAGCGGCTAACGCTGCGGCAATTGCTCCACCAGTTAGACCAGCAGCAATTGTACCTAACATGATACCTACTCTAGTCAGAATAGCTCCAGCTGTAGGGAATATCAAAGCTAATACTGCACCCTGGACTCTCACCCATACGGCAGATGCAACTAGTGCGCCCCTCAAGGCTGCAACTAATGCACCAGAAGTAGCTGCTGCCCATGCTACAAAAGAACCTGCAGAATAGGCTACAGAATATAATAGACCTTTACTTAATGCACCAGATACGGCAGTTGCAATAGCTGTTGTTGTCTTTGCGTATAATGCGGTTGCAGCAACAGCGGCTGTAAGTGTTAAGCCTATAAAGGATACCCATTCAAGTACTTTATAACCTGTAGTATCAGTATCTATATTTAAAGTATCTGCTATCTTTTTAGAGAGGCTAAATGCTGCAAATCCACCCAATACTGCTCCTGCTAATGTTGGGCCAAGTAAGGCCAAAGCAGGAAGTAGTCTAGCTGCAAGGATAGCACCTATATTACCTACAAATACGCTTGCTAAGAATCCAGCAGTAAGAGAAATACCTAGTGTTACACCTAGTTGATACATTTCACCCTTAATATTAAATCTTTCGACTAATATATCTGAGATCTTAGTTCCAGCAAAAGAACCAATACCAAAACCAATAGCGCCACCAATAGTCTTTCCTATTAATGCGCCAGCACTAGTAGATTGTGCATTTTTCTCTGCATCTCTTGCTTGCTTAGAAATTAATGCAGCTCGATCTGCAGCGGCTTGTTGTTGGTCTTTAAGCTCTAGCGCTCTTTTATCTCTATACTGTTTTTCAGATTGAGAAATACCTGTAAGGTTTCTTCTGAGTTCATTTCTCTCCATTGCTGCTCTAGCAATTTCTAATTCTTTCAATGCAGCAATTTCTGATTTAATAGCGGCTGATCTAGCATCTTTAACTTTGTTAATTGCGGCAAGTTCTTCTTTCAATGAGCTTCCACCAAATAAAACAAATTTTTGAGCAAGATCAGAAGTAGCAAGTATCTTACCGTACTCTAATAATTTTGAGATTAGTGCTTGAAGATTACCAGTGGCAACTGCTGCACCCAGACCAAGAACAGTAATACCTGTTAATAATCCTTTTCCAGCATTCTTACTACCAGAGTTAATTACCTTATAGAGTTTATCTAACCTTACTTGGTATTCATCAATGATCTTATTGTATACTTCTAGATCTTTAGCATCTCTTAGATAACGATTGCCATCTTTATTTACTACTAATGCTTCTAGAGCTGCATCTCTTTCCCTAACAAGAATTTCAGCTTCTTTCCTTGCTGCTTTTTGTTTATTGCTTTCGGCATCAAACTGACCTTGTGGGAATATTTCTTTGTTGATATTATTACCGAATTGCGCTAACAAGGCTATACGATCATTAATTAATTTCTTAATGTCGGTTTCACCTTGCTTATTATTAACTGCTTTGTTTAAAGCTCTACCGATACTTTGTCCTAAACCAGCTGTTAGATTCTTAAATCTTTCAGTATCGAGGATTGGCTGTATCTTAATCGCCAAACCTACTAAGGCAGCTTTAAAGAAGATAGATTGTAGATTTTTGTTAAATAGTGTTAAGGTACCTAACAATATTAGGTTTAATGCATCATAAAAACCATCAAGGTTACTTGGTGTGAGAGTATTAAAAGCAAATTTAATAGACTCTTGCAACTTACTTCCTAATTTAGATTGATCAGTGAAGCTGCTTATAGTTCCACCAACACCACTATATTGAACTAGTGTTAATAACGTGTTTACCACTGCCCTTATACCATTAGCTATGCTATCTCCAAAACCAACAAAGTCTGAAAAGGATTGGATAAGTAAATTGAATTTTTCTCTTGTAATATCAATTAACGAATCTAACCTAGAAACTCCAGAGTTACTACCTATAAAGGAATTTTCACTTCCTCCAATGTTTCTTAAGGCTTGTAACTTAAATAATGCAAACGCTTTAGCAAATCCAATTTTAAGTGAGAGAACTAAGTAATCAGGTGTTAGAATACTAGCTGACCTTGTTAACAGTCCAACAACAGGGGCTAATGAGGCAATAGGTGAGAGAACAGGGATTAGACCAGCAATTAACTTCTTTGCAATTAAACCAGCGGCTACGCCCTGTAAAGCTGTAAATGCAAGATCACCAAAGTCAAAATTAAGTTTACGTCTACCATCTATTCTGTCTTGCGCAATTTCTTCTGGAGTTTTATCTCTTTCCCCATTCTGATCAATTATTTTACCACCAATAGTTGATTTACGATACTGTGGTGCATGAAACTCAGAATTACCTGTTTCTTCTTCAAGGATCTCAATATTCCTTGTTAATACCCTTACTTCTCTTTCTAAATTTTTAATTCTTCTTTGTCTAGCCTCTTCAAGTTGAGGGAATCTAGACCGTCCTGCTGAATTTAAGACCTCTAAATCTTTAAGAGCTTTTTCTTTATCCTGCCTATATATCTGCAGTGAATCGTAGTTCTCTTCGTTTTTCCTTCTTTTTTCTTCACTAAAATTGTTTGGACCTGAAGAAAATGGAATTAAAGCATTTTGAGAAGAGTTGCCAATTTTCCCTCTAATTCTATTAACGATATCAACGATTTTATCGTATGCAGAAGTAAAGATATTAGATAGCACATTACTTATAGTAGTACCCCAATCTTTAAACTTATTGGTTAAGTCATTAAAGATATCTACAAAAGAAATAGAATCAAATACATTTACGGCTTGAGTAATGACTTCCTTTATTGAAGTGATTGCTCTTGCAGATAAACCAATGAGATCATTTAAAATATTTGCAAGATTTAATTTTATTTTAGATACAAAAGAATTAAAGCCGTTAACAATAAATTTGTAAATTTCATTAAATTTATTCTTTAGTGATTCTAGTAATAAATTAAAACCAGACTCAATTGAGGCTATTACTTTACTAAAAGTAAATGACTTAAATGTTTCAATAATACCTGATATTCCAAAACCATTTTGTTTTGCCTTATTAAAATAGGCAATAAGTCTTTCTATAATATTAGTTACATTTATGAAAATAGCATTAAATATAATTGAAATTCTTAGCTTTAAGATCTCAAAATTTGTAAGGAAAATTCTTAACCTTACAGCAAGAGATCCAGACTTTGCTTCAATTGCTTTGGAGATATCTACAATAAGGGTAGATACTCTTGCAGCTAATCCGCTATCGACAAATGCCCTTCCTAGGTTGAAGGTAATAGCGTCCTTTATCCTTAAAACAGCCTGACTTATAGTTAGCTCTGTCCTATTAAATTCATCCTCAATAACTTGGGCCTGACTATTTAAAGCTCTAAAGATAGACTCAGTGGTTATTTTACCAGCTTCACCTAATTTTCTTAGTTGCCCAATTCCAACACCAAGGCCATCGGCAATTGCTCTTGCCAATCTAGGTGCTTGTTCAAGTACTGAGTTTAATTCTTCACCACGTAGAACTCCCGAAGATAAACCTTGATTCAACTGTACAATTGCAGCCTTTAAAGAATCGGGTGAACTTCCACCGATGGATCCAGCTTTCTGAATCAATTCGGTGATTTTAAGAATTTCAGCTTGTGGCTTTTTGAGTGATCGAGCTAGGCTTGAATAAACAGAGCCTACTGATTCAAGACTAGTTCTAGATCTTTGAGAAATAACAACTAGTTCTTTTTGTACTTGTATTGTTTCTGCTAGTGTTTCAGTTACTAATTTTAATTTGTTATTTAAATTAGAATATGCGTCTGCAGAAGATTTAACTAAAGTAATACCGCCAGCAGCGGCAATAGCACCTGCTAGAGCAGAGACCATTGAAGTAATACTGCTACTTACTGATTTAGTTGATTTTTCGATATTAGATACAGCTTTTGTTAACTGACCTAAATCTTGTTGTGCCTGTCTTGAGTCAGACGACACTTTAAATTGTATATCTGACATTTTTTACCTCATATTAAGTAATAACAATTTTGTTGATTTTATAGCCCCTACTCAATATTGTTTGTTCAATAAAGAAAGCAGGGGCTTGTTTTGAATAACCGTTATTTAAGTACTTAATATAAGGTGCATCATTGATTAACACAAAGCTTACATCTTTTAAATATAAGCTTCGTGCTACCTTATAACTTGTTACGGCATTATCTTGTGTATTAGAGGCCATCCAACGGCTTCTAGCATATCCTGTGTCAATAGGTGTTCTTGCTATTAAAGTAGAGAGTAATTCTCGTTTACTACTCTCCGCCTCTGATTCGACCAGTTTATTATATTCTTCTGATATCTTGCTTAATAGATTTTTGACACCATTTAGTGAAATATTAAATTTCATAATGGATTCCATTCTATATTATTTTGTTTTGCTGAAGAGATAAGCTTAGATAGTAATCCAGAATTCTGCAATGAATTCTTTATACGTTCTTTCTCATCCATCTCATCGTTGATACGTTTTAATGCAGCAATAGATGAGAAAATCTTTTCTGGTTTCTCTTTAACCCCTTGGGCAGAGAGAAGTAGATAAGTACGATAATCTTCACTATAACCAATTGGTCTTGCACTGAAGTACTCTACCCAGCCTAGTAGTTCAGTATACTCCATCTCTAATACAAATGATAACGGTATATGGAGCCTATATGCAATTTCATATAGCTCCATTTCATCATTTGTTAATTTCCTTTGGCTGGTTTCTCCACGTTTCCCAAACCAGAGAATTTAAGAATTTCTGCTGATAAATTAGAAAGTTCTTCTACAGGGAATTCATTGAACTCTTCGTCTGAGAGTTGATCTCCGTCTTCGGTAGATTGTCTAATTACAGTCTTTAGGATCTCCATTGAGTTATCCTCGCTATTTTCAGTTTCTTTAAACTTTGATTGTAACTCCATTACTTGAGCTACTGATAGCTTTTTAATTACAATTTCTTCACCAAGAAACTTGGTCTTTTTGGTCATTGATTTACCAACTAATTTTTTCATGCTCATAATTTATTCCTTACTTTTACTTACTATCACTAAACAGATGTTTGTTATTTTCTTGGAAGTCATCTAGTACTTTACGTACCGTATGCAATACAGAT